GCAGCTCTCACATGTCCGGGCATGTTGGCTTTGCCTGCCTTTTCTTCTTTGTTTTGATATTCGGTAATGTTGTTGGCTCGTTTGGGCGAGCCTTTTTCCCATCCAGGTCTGCTTTTGAAATCAGTTCTAAAACGACTAACGCGATCTAAAATGTCTTGTTCCGGAACGCCGTTAAGCACACATTCTAAAATTTCTTCCAAAAATATCTGCATAAATTCTGGAGTGTCACTGCGTTTAAGATCCAGTCCCATAGCTTTAATCTTGCCAGATTTTCCGTTATTGTCCTGGCGCTTACCTTCTTTGTCGTAGTAAAGAACCGCATATCGTTTTTTAGTAATAAACAATCCCTTGATAGCAACTAGTTCTCGTCCAGCTTTAATAACTTCTCCGCGTTTTTTAGGGCAATGAAAGCTGTCCAACATCATTTGACTAAATGTATTGTTTACTTCATCAGAAATTGCATCATACAGTTGTATGATTGCGTCTTTGCTCCACGGTATCTGTCCTTTGGTAATTTCATTTTTGAGAGTAGTATAAGCACTAAAATAGACAGAATCTGTATTATGTAAAAGAATATCATTGCCAAAAAACATAGGATCTTGGTCTTCAATACTAATGTCGTAAACATAGTCGTCAACTTCGCCCAAACAAATTACAGAATTTATTGTTGTTCTTTCAATATCCATTCTATTGTTTCCTTTATAACTTTAAATTTATTATTGAGATACTCAGATTCCCAAACAATTAAAACTTTATATCCTAAATCTTTTGCTAATTTGATTTTTTTAGATTCAAATTCCCATATATCTACCTTTTTAAGCAAATAAACAAATCTGTATCTAAAATCTCAGTAGGTTTTACTTCAATTAATAGTCCATCTCGGTCTATCATTATACTGTGATCTTCTGTTACTTTTACACTTTTTCCGTTTTGTAAATTTATTTGATACAGTTTCTTTTTTGTTTTATGACGCATTACATATGACAGGTTTGCCATAGCTGCACTGTCTTCGTAGGAATTAAATCCTACCACTTTGTCTGGACTCCATACTCCGTATTCTTTTCCGTCAATTATTGAGTGTTCTAAACAACGATTAAACAGTTCTTCTACATTGATATCTCCGTCTTTTGTTAAAATCATAGTATCACCAGTGACACTATCACCATAAATGATACTCTTTCCTACGTGATCAAATTCACCAGTAATGGTTTCATTAACTTTACCAGCCATGTATTGGGCAATTTTTCTTCCACTAAGTGTGGTACTTTGTCCAATGCGTTTATCAAAAAAACGACACCCGGGATTAAGAAGAGCACCATACAAGCTGTTAAGACCAATTTTTTTAACTAATTGTTTTTTATCCCAAAACTCAATAGCATCTTTTACTGCAGATTTATCTTTAGGATAAACTTTTCCATCTTTAATTTCTAAATTGTTTTCATTTAGAAAGTTTTCCAAAGCAATTGGTGAATTTTTAGCTATAACTTCTTTTAGTTTTTTAAAATCTAAATTTCTAATATCTGACATTGGCTTTACCTATAGTTTTTCAATGTCTTCAAGAGCAATACCAGATTCAAGATTGATAAAGTTTTTAAGGATCTTTTGCATTTCTTTTCTTTCTTTATACCACCTAGCCAACAATCCAGGAATTACTCCTTCTTTTTCATAGGTGAAAATAGTTCCATTGGCACTAAGCATGACAGGATTTTGACGTTCAAATACAAACTCATATATTTGAGCACCCGTCATAATGTCAATTGTGCCGTTTTCCCACTCAACTACAATTTCTTTGGCCTTATCTTTGGACATAACTAATTCATATTCAATGCTGCCAAACTTGCCTTCCCACGCAGCGGCAAAGCTAGCACCTTTTGCCATTTTACTTTGTATTTCGTTGTCAGTGTATTCTTGTTTGAGTTGTCCAATTATAGTTTCTGGACCCATATTGAGTGCTCTAATTACACTTGGGTATAGGCTGTTGATGTCCATGCTGCCAATCCACTCATGTAGGCCTTTTTTAGGATACGCAACATAAGCACCCGCAGCCTGAGTACTTTCATCATCGTTGCGCTTGGGGCGACTTTGAACCACTAAACCTAAACTATGTGCTTCGTTTATGATTGCTTGCTCAGTTACAGCCACTGCTCCCATAACAGTGGGTAGCAACACAGTATTTTCATGTGCGACGACATTGGCCAAATCAATAAACTTTAGTTTCTTGTCAAGTTTGTCAAGGAGAGCGCAGTCTTGTCTGTTATATTCAATAAACTTACGAAAGTCATTGTTATAAAGTTGATCAAGTGTGCCTTCATAAACAGTTTTATTTTCGCCAATTTCCATTTCCCCAATCGCGTCAAGTCTATAGCTGTGTCGTTCTTCGTAGTTATACTTTCTATATAGTTCCAAACTATCTAAATGAACTCTGCCTGCCAAGTCATAAGTGACTGCTTGTTTTCCATATTTTTCATATTCACGCTTTCTAGGCAACTGATTCCACAAACAAAAGCGTCTTGTATCTTCTTTGCTTAATACTTTGATAACACGATTTACGGTATATGGGATATCATATCCTTCCGAATTCCAGCCACTTAACACATCAGCGTCTTCTATAAGATGAAGAAAGGTGTCCAACAGCTCTGCTTCTGTTTCAAACAGCATTGTGTTAGGAAAGTCTTTTACTTGTTCTTGAGCTTGTGCCATTGTGAGCGTTTTTGGCGGAACAGCTAAACATATCAATGTATCTAACCATTGTAGATGAACAGCTATAGCTGTAATGGGCATAAACGCATCGTCAGGGCTGGCGTATCCTTGTTCTGGATCAAAATCAGTTTCGATGTCAAAGAATACCACGTTTAGTTTTGGTGCTTCTTTGTTAAGATAATTTTCTTCTAAGCATCTAAAGATTGGATTGATGTCATTTTCAAAAAGTTTATTTGAACCCCCATAAATTCTTTGTTCTTTTTGAAATTCTTTATATCCCCTAGAAACAACTCTAGTTAGAGAATCACCAAAAATGCTGTGATGCTTGCCCTTAGGGTCCGGGTAATAAAAAATATATCTGGCTGGATATTCTTGATATATTCTTTTTCTATTGGCGTCTCTTTCAACGACATACACAGTGTCGTTGTCGCGATTCCACACCGCATCTACATAACTCATAATTTACCTCCAGCTTATGGCCTGCAACCGTCAAAAATGATCATTTGTGGCTGATCTTACCGTATTCTTTGTATAATTATTTAATCGTCTAAGCGAGAGGCATGACCACTTATATCAACAATGGTTTCAAGATCGTCAAACTCTTTTGACACCTGTTCCCAACCGTTTTTCATAGCGATACGAATTGCTTTTTTAATAACACTGGGTTTGATGTCTAATTCTTCCGCAACATTTTTAATTGTGTCATTAAGGCTTTCAGTAAGATCATTTACTTCTTGCATAACGGTAACACCTTCGCCAACGATTTGTTTAATTTTAGCTTGTTCTGGACTTCCAAATACTCGACTCATACTTAATCTCCTTGACTGGTATAATACAATCTTAAAGAAAAGTAATCAAGTTTTATTTTTTTGAAAGATAATCGCCGGTAGTATCTTGTTTGTTGTTTCTTAAAAAGTCATAAACAGTGTCAACGTGGTCAGCTGCGATTGTTAATTTGCTTTGAACCCACCCGTCTAATTGATCATAATCATCAAGCATGCGATATAAGCGTTTTGCTTTTCTATACATAGATTTAAGTTGGCCCTTGGCCATAGCGCCTTCGTCATCAAGATTTTCATTCATTTCTCTAATTAGTTTATATTGAAGATTTTCCATATATTCTTCTTTTGACTTTTTATGCTTAGGAGTATCCCCGCGTTTAACGGCTGCTTTTTTACTTTTATGAGCTCCGCCACCGGATGTAGCTTTTGGCATGTAGCGAGCTACATTATTTCTTTTTTTAGTAGGAGAGTTTGTTGTTCTTTTCATTTCTTTTTTCTTCTCTTTTTACTTTTTCTTAATGGTTGTCCAAATAATCCAACACTG